GTCCGTATCTTGTATGTCGTTCCGATTGCAATACGCCGCAAAAGCCTCCAGTTGCGACACGGTAAGGCACCCTTTGATTCGCCCTAACGTCATGCGTTTCCCCTTGTGTTGAACGAAGTATTCCGCTTCTTGCAGTTCTGTGCGTGGCTGTTTCAACCGTTCTGGAAGGTCCGTCTTCGAGGCTGGTTTGTTACTCATATTGCGTAAGCGAATGGTTCTGTCGCTTGTCAACCGTCATTAGCCAATCGTTCATCCACCCCAACGTGTTGAATATTACCACGAGCTCACGAGTATAGTCTAATTCACCGGGCATGGCCGTTGTGGAAAAGCCGAATTTGATAACTTTACCACCCGGTCGAAGCACCGTATCTATTTCTCGCATGGCTTGGCCTTCATGTGCCACATCTACCCCGTCGTAGGAGCTCCCGGCTTGTTCGGTGCTAAACGGTGGATCGTAAACCACGGTATCAACACTATCCGCGCCTATCTCGTCGCTAATATTGCACACGTCAACGTGATACTCAGCGTCTCTGTCGGGGTTTAGATCGTTTCTGATTATCTCACCGTCATGGTCAAGGTTGGTCTTGCCAGCACACGCATTAAGAACTGTGCCGGTGAGCTGTGATTCAACCTCTTTCCTTATCTTGTCGCTCTCAAAGGTCCATCTATTCGGTTGGACGCAATAATACCTAATCGGGAAGTCTGGTTCGCCGTCGTCGGTGTTTTGTAAGTCTCTCATGAGAAATACTCCGCTATCGCTTGCTCTTTATCCTCAGCAAACTCAATCGTCTTCGCTAAACTTTCCGCCCGATCCGCTTTCTCGGTTTGGTTCGTGCAATACTGACACAACTCTTTCTTCTCAAACTCCGCTCTGTCGCGTTGACGCAAGGGTTTCGAGACTTGGCTTAATCTATAACAATTAGGGTCAACGTGCGCTTGACAGCCCTGTGTCTGCCACACAACGTGTGTTAGACCACACTCTGGATTTGTACAATGCATCTCGGGGATTTCACTATTCGATTCGTTCTCTAACTCTGATCCACACCGATTGCACGTTTCAGTCATCTTTCACCATCCCCTCGTGGGTGATCGTATACCTACTATCACAGTGACAACACAACTCCCAATGTTTACTTGCATAGGACTCTTTATATTCCCTGTAATGCGTGGCTTCGTCTAACCGGGGGCAGTCCTTGAGATGGTAGACCTTACTCCCGCTTGGGCGATACACTGTCTTACTCATCGTTCACATCCGACTCTTCCAGCACTTCCACCGAACTATACGCCACGTCCCACCCTAACAACTCTTTGTCTTGCATCTTCTCGAAGTAGGCATCTGCTATGTCTTGTGGGTCGCGTGTTCCTAACAACTGTTCACGCTCCAGCGTGACTTTGATTCGGACTTTGCCAGCGTGTTCACGTTCGTAGTGCATTTCTGCGTCATGTTCGTGACTGTGGTATGAGCGTTCAACCCCAGTTCGCTTTCGGTCGTGAAGTCGCACCCGTCGATTGGACAGTCAAACGGTGGCTCTGGTTTCTCTTGTTGACTCATAGCAATCGGAACACCCCTGTTTCAGGCTCCACGACAGCACCATTCGTTTGCATCTCTTTTAGTTCTGACTCTGCTATGTCTTTCGACACACCCGCAATTGACGCCACCTCTTCAGGGGTTTTGGCTTCCGTCTCAATTGCGTGTTTGATTCGGTCTTTTCGATCTTTCTGGGTCTTCGGTTTGGCCTCTTCGGGGACGAACTGTTCACCGTCCCAATTCTGTGCAACCAGTCGTTTCGCTAATTTCGTCGCTCTATCAACGTCGGATTGCGTCACAGTCTCTCGAAGGTGGCACCGAGCGAAGGACATACTAAACCGAATCACCCACATAACTACCCGAGCAGTCACAGGGACCGGCATATCTTCACCCGTGTCTTCCCCATGTGTGCTGTTCAACTGCCGCACTTCACTTGCATACCAATCACGAATTTCGTCCATGAGTTCCTTCCCGAAGGTCGGATTGATATTTTCCCGTGCGTGTTTGATCCACGCTTGCGCGACTTCAGGCTCAACGGGTCGGGCTAATGCCTCAAAGTCGTCTCTATCCAAGTCGCCATACTTCAGTTGGTTGGCTTCAGAATACCCCTCAACGATTTGCTGGGCGATCTTAGAGTCTATCTCTTCATCTGCCATGTCCCGCATGGTAATGATCCCGTCGAACCGGGAGAGTAGACTTGAATCCACACCGATTTCTTCGCTTACGGGTGCGTTCGGTCCAAAGCGCCCGTCTTCGGGGTTCCCCATGACTAATAGGCCGCACTTCGATCTATACGTCGCACTCAACCCGGCTTTTTCCACGTCAATTCGTTGCTGGCCTTCAATTGCGTCGTTGATCTTATGCAAGTCGTCAGGGCCTTTGTCGATTTCGTCAAGGATAACGTGGCCGCCGTCACCACGCACGAGGATACCGGGTTTGAGTGTCCACTGACCACCCCCAAAGTCGTCTTTGACTGCTGCCGCCGTGAGTCCCACGTCACTGGAGAGGCTTGTCGCGCTCTTGCGGATGCAATCAGGGGCCAAGTTCTCAACACCATGTGAGAACATTGATTTTCCCATCCCGTAATCTGAGATAATTGCACCGTGAATGTCGCCACGGTAGACTGTTCCATCCGGCAGTTCAATGCGTGGACTGCCGAAGAGGTATGCAACTGCCCATTCCATCGCAGTTTCCCATGCGTCCGTCTCATAGAGTGCTGGCGCAATACTTTCAGCCAACAGGTCTACTGCATCATCTTGCCCGGCAAGTTGCTCAAATCGCTTTCTATGGGCTGCTACGTCAACCGTGTCGTTCTCTTCGGGGAACTCAACTGCGCGAACGCGAAGCACACGCTCAAACAGTCCATCCTGTCCACGACCGTCTTTCTCTTCGCGCTCCAGAGTGCCGTAGACCGTCACCCGTTCCCCCGCACGACCGAGTAGGCCATGCTCACCGCCAAAGTGGACACTCTCGCCAATACAATTCCCATCGATATGTTCGGCGTTGGGTGCGCCAGCTTTCTCCGGCGGTGTTTCAACACGAATCCGGCAATAGTCGTCCCACTCGGTTTTCTGTGAGTCAATATTGAACGGGCCTTGTCGCTCGCACCCAGCACATTCATGTGGCTCTTGGAGCGATCCGGGTTCTTGGTAGATTTCGGTCGGCGTTCCGCACCGTTGACACTCAAACACGGCAATTGTCGGGATTTCATCTTTTGCCGTGACTTGTGAAAGATCACCCGTCACACCGAGGTAGCCGCTATGGTCGGTCGTGAGTTCGCTCGGGAGATGCACGTCTGCCGGGTCAAGGTTCACCACTCGGATTTCGGCACCGTCGAGTTTCACGTCTGCCGGTAGATCATACGACCGTAGGGCTTCTTCACAGTGCTGCCGCATTTCGTCGGGGTTCTCCAGCCAATCGTTCGCTATGTCGGCATCGAATTGGTACAAGTCCCGCCAATCCACGTATAGCGATTGCTGTTCTTTGGGGTAGCGTTGTGCTAACGCCGCCACGCCGTCGGCGCAGTAGTCTCGAAGGAACCGATCAAACCGCTCGGATAGTGTCTGTTGTGCTTGGCTCATTGTGTAGTGTGTGAGTGTGTGTGTGAGTGTGTGAGAAGTGTTACGTTAGTGTTATAGTGTTACGTTAGTAAACTATGGGAGTTCTTCAATCAATTCTTCGGGCGTCAGACCGAGTTTCTTTGCCCACGTCTGGATTGCTTCATTCTCCGGATCGCGGGGTGCATTTGCCAACACGTCTCTTGCCTCTTGCAGTTCGGCGTTTTCCTCCCGTTGGAACTCTCGCCTTAGTGCTTCCAGTTCTTCAACGTCGCGTTCGAGCCGTTTCACTTCTTCTCTTTTGTCTTCCAACGCTCGCATTTTTTGCTTGAGTTGTAGATCAATCCCGGCAGTCCCACGATCCCCGTTCCGCCGATATTGGTCTACTAAGTCGTTCACCACAGCCGATGCATTGTCTTCTTGCTTTAGGAACTCGTGGTTTTCTTCCTCCAGCGTGACTGTTCGGCGTTTCTTGTCGCTCATGCGTCCCACCCCTCCGGCGTCTTCGAACCCACTTTGATCGGTCGCGTTTCACCGCACGCACACCCAAGTTGAAGCTGTCTGTGTTCGCGCTCCAGTCTCACGACTTGTCTACAGTTATCACAGTACACCGCGTCTCTGAAACTCTTGCCGCCGATTTCGTCTGTCATACTTCAACGTACACCTCTTCGTAGCGTTCGTCTTCACACTTGAGGTGGCACACGTCGCCCTTCTCTGGGCCGTAGACAGGTGCTTCTGGGTCGAATTTGCTGTACTCGTCGGGAATCGGGTCGCCGCATATGTCACAGGTTTCGGTCATGGTTTGAGCGATCTACTCACGACCGAAAGGGACAAGTGGCCCGCCCGCCAAGCAACAGTTGCTTCCCGTTGCTTTTGGGCCGGGAGTTTGCCCCTCCCGGTTCGTTTTCAATCTACTACTGTCAAGAATCCCGATTGCAATAAGTCTGTTCCTTAGCGGGCTGACAGCAAAAAATGAGTTCCGGTGTCACGGCACCGGGCTTCCGTGGGACAGCGCGATATGCAAGCGACAACGCCACGCTGAAGGTGACGCATATGAGCTCTGCTGTAGTCTCTGGAGGTGTGCCCATCTCTCTTGGAATGGGCGATTACTGTGTCACACCCCTGCACAAAAGGTCTTTCGGTCACTCTTTCACATACTCAACCGTCACAATCGCACCATTCGTAGTATCAACCACAACTCCAACCGGGTAGTCAGTAAAATAGTAATCTTCGACAAACTCACATTGATGGCTTTGGTTCGCCTCTCGAATCTCCCCGTCTTTAATCGTTGAGGCTACCAGGGGCCAATCTATGCTTCTTTCTTTTGATCTGTTATAGGCATGATCCGTTGGTGTGTAATCGGATGGATCACGCGACACGTCCATTATGATAACTTGTCACACGCGAGTATCAAAGTCGTTTCGGTCGTTATAATTTGTTCCGAGCTTCAACCCGAACAATATGCGATTGACAATCCTTACAATATAACACGTTCGTCGTCTCTTTTCCGCACCGATCACACCGATTCTTGTTATCGGCTTTCAATCCTTCTCGCCAGCGTTCGACGTGATTCACACACCACTCACAAAGGTCAATGTGGCTTCGAGGCAACTGTTCCTGTGTGTATTTCCGGGCAGAGTCCTTGCAATATCTACAATTCAGGTCTAAATGCACTTTCTCTGAGCCTTGCCCACCACTCTTGTATAATGCACCCCACTCGTCTAAGATCGTATCCTTGTCAGTCATGGTATTAGTCCGGTAAATCGGCCACGCCCCGCCCGTGTTGCTTACATTTCTGGGCAAGCTCCGAATACGTTAGCATCCGGCGTTCATGTCGGTCCATGCTGCTTTGTGCTTGTCGGTTCTGTATTCGCTGGAGTTTTTGTGAGTCGTCTTTACTTCCCGTGAGTAACTTCTTCGTCATAGTATGGTCTTGAACCGATTGGTAACACTCATATCCCCGTTAGCCACGTCACACACGTCTTTGTAGTCAACGATCTGCCACTCGGGGAGCTTATCAATCCAATCCGGTACCTCTCGCGTTCCACAACTGGCGTCATCACACCCAATCCAGTAGTCTTCTTTCGGCTCTTCGAATCGCTCTTGGTCCGGGTCGTCTTGGTCGTCGGTTTGTGGTTCCCACCCCCAACAGAGTTGTTTCGGGGAGATTTCGACTTGCCCCGCCCGTGCGCGGTTGTAGAGCCACACCGTGAGACTCTTAATCGCATAGGCAAGGTGTGGAGCGATTAGGTTCAAGTCGCCGATGATCTGCATATCGTCGTAAGCACACGCAACACACTCACCGGAGATGCCTAACCACTCATAAGACTGAGATACCGGCAGACCGATTTCGGTGATTAGGTCTTGCTTCTCACCGTCGAGAATCCCGACCAAGGGACTCACCCATGTCTGCCGTGTCGGCGTGAATCTTCTCCAATTCCAGAGTCGGGCAGATTCATCTTGCGTTGTTTTGATTCGTTTCGTCGGGTGCCACTAATCCAATACTGTTGCTCTGTAAACGACGAATGGATTTTATCAAACACGTCTTCTTTGCGTTCGATTCGCTCATAGAAGTGACCTTCAGACGTTTTGGCGGGCCATCCATGTTCAAGCACACGCGGAGCTAACGTTCGATTATTACCTTCAATAAGTGGTTTGTCATACACAGACGCCAATATCTGAGTGACTAACCGTGTTTGCGGGAGAGAAGCACCCGTGATTGCGTGAACCAACACGTCCGGGTCTAATCCGTATTCCGGGCCATACTCTAAGGCAGCCCATGCTGCTAACACGCTATCAGTCCCTCCAGAGATAGCTACAATCGTCTTACTGTCGTCTTCAACGTCAACGGTGGCGAATACGTCCCTGATCTTGTCTTCCGGGTCGATGAATGATTGTTGTTTAGTCATGTCCGGGGCAGTTGTCGGTTTCCCATCGTTCGTGGAACTCGTCGCGGGTTTCGTCGTCTTGTTGATGCATCCAGTTACCGCATTTGGGGCATTTAGGCATGGTTCACCTATGGTTTTCTATAGCCTCTTTCGCACCTCTATACGATGCCAACTCGACTGTGCCACCGAAGAGTTCTAAGTGTTCTTGAATATCCTCGCCGTCGATAATCACGGCGTCGTCCCCACTCTCATACGCATCCAATACGCTTTGGGCGAACTCGTCATGTGTCTCGTCGTCGGGTTTTAATTTATCCCATCTGCTCTTTGTGTCGTCTTTGACGTTAATGGTCATAGTCCTAACTCATGTTTGATTTGCTCATAACTTTGCATCACAGGCAACGCATGAGCATCAGGATCGACAACAAACATCTCCCTGATTGGCGTAGCGTCTACATACCGACTCAACTTATCACGTATCACGTCTTCGCTCGGGCTATGTTCCACTTCAACCGCTATGGGTTGCCTACTTTCATGTCCGTAGCCTACAACGTCAATTTCGCCTCTCTGTTCGTGTGAAACCTCTCCGGCTACCCGAAAGCCCTTGTCAACCAAAACTCCGCCTGCAATCGCCTTGAGTACCCTGTGCGTGGTTGTTTCCATGCCGTCATTATACGCTATGTGATTCTTTGGGACTCTGCCGGGGTTGTTGAGGTTCCACCCGTTATCTTGGAGTTCTCGAAGTTGGTTACGAACTTCTTTGTCTCTCTTAGTCATACTACCACCTTGTCGTCTGACGGATCAAACCGACTTGGGTTTCTCATCCCGTTGCGTGTTGTTTTCACCACTATGTATGTCCACACATGGCGACTGTGTTCTTCTGGATTGTAGTCGTAGTCAATTGCGTTTGGGTTGTTAGTCATTAATCTTGAACTCCTTATGGGCCGCATGGTAATTGCAATTCAAACACCAAATAATCGCGGGGGCGTCCATTGTTTGCGCTGGGTAGTTCACCTCTCCAGAGTTGCAAATCGGACAGATGCATCCCTCTTCGGCGGGGAGGCCACACACAAACCCGTTTTCGTCGTGCCATTCTATGTCTTGCTTCTGTCGTGTCTTCGTCATTCTCGCACCCCATTATACGCACAACTCGGGCGCAAACAGTATTCCATGTCCAAACTCAACCCGTCGCACCCTGGAGCGTCACACGTAATGTATTCGAGCAGCCTATTCATGTTCCTATTTCAATCGTTTCTTCGTCGCAACTCGGACACGTATACTTCCACGTTTCCCCAAGACTATCCGGTGCGCTGATATGCCGAACCTCCCATTGATCCGGCACAAACGGCATATCGCAATTGTGGCACCGATTCTGATTTGCTTCGGGTGGCTTTGCTGGTACGTAATCCTCGAACGCCTTTTCGTATTCGTCTTGTAGGTCTGTCATTCGTTGAATCGCTCTGGCTCTAACTGGTTGCATGCGTGTCTCTCCGATTCATCCCACTTCCACGGTGGTTTAGTCATTGTTAATCACTTCCGACAACTCCCACGGTAACGTCTTTGTCAATTCATCTAATGGTTTCTCAACGAGTATTGACGTATGTTCTTTGAGATAAATTCGGTGTAGGTCATGGTATCCGTGCGTGAAGCACTTTCGACACGGTTGGGTTGCATAGTTCAGGACTGCATCAAGTTGATTTGTGGCATCAACGCTTGCCCAACCCTCTTGACTCACTTGCCCACACTCAGCACCACGTTCTCGCGTGCCTATGTGTAGCGTTCGGGTGTTCGGATGGCTAATAAACTGTAACTTCTTGTCTTCGGTTGAATCATTCGTCATGGTACTGGATACACCGTTCTGAGCAGTCGTGTTCCGTTCTAAATTCTTCGGCGTCTGGAAGGTATCGGGCCTCTACATCCACCGTTTCGCCGCTGGAGGTGCACCTATGCTGTTTCTTCATCGTTCTTCTTTTACCACTTCACCATTTTGACACCATGAGATCGGGCATCCCTGGCCAATTTTGAAACATACTGTATCATACGCCCGCCAACCACATTCAGTACATTTCAAGTCCCGTCGTTCACTCATCATTTTCACCGTGTCGATTCAGCACAGTCACGTCAAGGTCAAGATCGGCACTCTCACCGTGAATATCCAACGCCTTGCGTGTGCTTGCGGGGATGAACACTCTCCCGTTTTGATCCATTTGTACTGTCGCGGGTGCTTTGTCTGCCATTGCGTATTGAGGTACTATTGCGAACCACATAAGCGTTTGGGGTGTTTGTTACAGCACTAATGTGTTAGATATGCTAAGATAACTTTATTATGCACCCCGACAATGGTTTAGTCGCAATGCCAGTAGTAGAATGTTCGGTCTGCCACCAAGAAGAACAGCACCCGTTTGAAGCAATCCAGCACGAATCATACCTTAGCAAGCCATACCAGTGCCCGAAATGTGTTGACTACACGGACGCGCTCGGATACCACGAACTCCGTGCCCTTGTGTCAGCACACGGTGTTAGTGTTGGGTCGAACCCCACAGAAAAAGAACTTGTTGAAGCCCTTAAATGCCCATAATGTCCCGATGTGCCAATTGCGGCAACCCAACCGAGTTGAACGCGGAGAAAAGCGACAGTACAACCGAGTTAGGTGCAGAGTTCGTTGAGTGCTACGATTGTCCACACTGCGGCGTTTCAGGCCGGATCAAAGGCGTTGTCGGCCAGCCCGCAGAACGCTGGAACCGCACGGGGATGGTGTTCAACGCATGAACTGTGACACGTGTGGGGTGAAGGTATCCACGACAGGCTACCTTGGCGGTGGGATTGTGTGCCATGACTGCGCCGAAGCCAAGCGAAAAGAAGACACAGACACGCTACGGCAGCGAATTGACCGCTACGGTGGGGGTAAAGACTGGGAGAACGCACGCGACATTAACGAGTTGACGTATTAATGCCGATTCCAAGAGCTTACAGAAAGCGAAATGCACCGTGGAACGAACGCCCGGCTCCAGAGTGCCCCTGCTGTCGAGGAACGATAGTTGAGTTTGCAGATCATGAAGAGTGGTGCGAAGACAAACTCACCCGCGAAGAGATTCACGAATATTACGCGGAAGAACCCGCGACGTTCGAGGATTACTAATGACGGACAAAAATCACAACGTCAACGAAAGCGCCGACAAGATCAGACTCGACACGAAGGTGAAACGGGGGAGCGGCACACGCGATCAAGACACTGTGAAGGTGCAAGTCAAGGGCGACGACCCTGAAGAGGCTGCGGCCCGACTCAAAGACACGCTTGACGCGCTTGAAGAGAATGGTGTGGCCCAAACCCTTCGGGACACGCAACCGGGTGAGAATTGATATAGCATGATTTGGTATATCGCAATCGCCGTTGGTAGTGGAATAGTTGGCTTTCTCCTGGGTTTCATGCTCGGGTTTAGCCAAGGTAAACTGAAAATCCTCGAAGGTGAAGCATGAGCGCACCAAAGGCACACGAAGCTCAGGAACTGTTAGAACGCGCACAACGCGACTCAGAACGATTTGAGGCGTTCGTTTACGGCTACGTTCACGGAGCGCAAGATATGGACTCAGACACACCACTGATCGGCGAAGAGGCGTTTGAAGAGCGCGTAAAAGAATTGTACCGGGATGAATACCCCGAGTCGTTCATCTAACCATGAGTGAATGGATTATCACGGCCACTGCGCCGAACGGTGAAGACAGAGAAAAGACACTCCAAGGCGACGAAGACGACGCCAAGAGCAAAGTGAACGAACTTAAAGGACTTGGCTTCACAAACGTGTCCTACCAAGAAGCACCCGAGAAGGCGTCTGACGGTGGCGCAGAGAGTGTTGAACCTGAAGTTGTGGAAGACACACCCCAAGAGGTTGCAGCCACCACAGAAGCAGGCCATGAGGTTATCAACGACCCAGAGAAGTTATCCGAAGACCCTATCGGCTGGTTGGAGGGTATCAATAACTCATTCGTCAATACGATCAAAGGAACACCCGCTATCTCGAAACAGGGCTTCCGATTTATTCAAGCGCAATTCGGTATCACAACCGAATCAGAGATGGTTGAATGGGTCGATGACCCAACCGGGTGCGTTGTGTGGGCAAAAGCAGAGCTACCAGACGGCCAATCTGCCGAAGCACACGGTGAAGGGTATCTATCAGAGTCGGGTGTCGATGATAATGAATTCGTCAGATATGCCGACACACGAGCGAAGAATAGAGCGATTTCCGATCTAACAAGTGCTGGCGCGTTGGCCGTGTCCGAACTCTCGAAAGAACAATGAATCCCAATCCAGACACGACCGAGATAGACGTAACAGACGACGGTGAAGTAATAGTCGAACCAGGGTATCTTGCATACCTCCGCAGTCACGGCTACCGAATCGTTGACGTGGACAAGGTGAGATTTATAGCAAGTAGTAGCAGAGATATAACGCACATCTGTTGCATCGTTACAACGCATGAATACCCGTGGGGCCATGAAAAACTCGATGTGGCCGCTCACAAAGTTGAACTCCCGGTCTGTTCGTGCGAGGACTTTCAGTATAATAAATCGGTTGACGTGTCGGATACGTTGTTAGCGACAGAGAAACCCACGCACTGCAAGCACCTTAGCAACTCGTATCGTGAACTAAACGCTGAAGACGACTCTCAAGAGACACTATGAATCGGTGTGGCTACTGCAACCACGAATTTGCAAGTTGGAACCGATCAGCACAGAATAGACGCTACTGCCCCAACTGTGGGAAAATTAAAAAGAAAGATCAACGATGACGAAACACATTCACTTCTTGCACGATGTAGAAGACTTAGGCGCGGCGTATCGGTGCGAACGGTGCGACTATGCGTGTGCAACGAAGACAGAGATGTACGAACACCGATCAGGATGGGTTAATGAGTGTTATAGAGAACGTGTGAAACAACGGTTCAAAGAGATACTAAAACATGAGTAACGCAAAATTCGACTATGTGATCTGCTGTTACGGGTGGGATGGCAAACTCGTCCGGCAAGAACGCCTTGAATCGGTGAGCGACATCGAACTCTACAACCTGAAGGACACGGATATTGAAACCATCCGCGTTCTGCCGGTGAAAATGGTGCAGGAAAATACTGGCGACGTTATATTTGAGGTATCAGAAGGCGAGGTTGACGAATATCTTGAAGAAATGGCTCCAGAGCCTTCAAACGAACCGAAACCAACCCTAATGAAGGCAATCGTTGACTTCGTGTTTGGCAGAGAGAACAATGAGTGAACGCATAACCCTCCTCTTTAGAGGTGTGTTCGCCTTTGCAGTGTTGAATTTCGTTGCGATCAATATCTACTTCTTCGCCACGGAAACCATAGCTCGCCGTGCAATTGGTGTTATCATCGGTGTGGTTGGGTTGTGCTATGTGCTTGGTATCGTTGTGACAAAAATCGCCGACTACTACAATAGGATCAAAGGATGAAGTACCACCACGTCTTTGTACTACTCTGGTTACTCACAATCGGCATTACGATGATTCTGTTCTTAGTCTTCTAACGACTCTCGAAACACGTCTTCGGCGCAATTAGAAAACTCATGCACACGAATCTTCGTATATTCATCTCGCTCTTCAGGGACGCGTTCACCGCACTTATTCACCGTTCCACCGCCAAGAGTCGTCGGTGTGTATCTATACTCGCCATTATCGACCCATGCCCGTCCGGGGTGTTGTAACCCTTCCATAGTTTTGTCATGGTCGTGGTGTGCCCCGAGACAGTGACCAAACTCGTGCAGGATAGATTGGATATTTGAGTGAAACCCATCCGACCCTTCAGAAACGTATTCCGTGCGTTCTGAGATGTTTCTACCCGGAACGGTGCAAACCCCTGGAGTAGATGAAATCCCACACCCACCACCGTCTGCGTTCGTTATGAGTAGGTTGGCGTCCGAAGCACAGTTACCCCATGCAGAAACGAACTCCCGAAACCAATCAAAGGATTCACCGCCACACCCTGAAATGTTATCGGGTGGGGTTATGGGTTCAAAATCATAGCGAATTGTAAACCCGAAGTTCATCTTGTCTAATGAGTGACTCAAATAGAGAACGGCCATCTCTTCGGGAATTGTGCCATTTTCTCCGCGTAGTTCTTTGGAGCTACGAATCGCCACGTCAACGGTTGGTTCTCCAGTAGTTGTTATCGACGCTACCCCCGGGGTTGACGTGGGTAATGCACGTTCCCTCTTGGGGCAAATCAGGTTTCTAATGAATTGAAGCACATGATCTTATTGCGGATTCTCCGTGATAACGTTTGTCGTTGCCTCACCCCCGATTGACCCCTCTACAGTTGCCCCCTTTCGAGTCACAGTCATCGTATTCGTATCAGTTGCTTCAACCGTCCCAATTTGGTTCCCGTCGTTAAAGACTGATAGCTCAACCTTGACCGTAAACGATTGACTCACCGAATCGCCAACATCTTCCCCCGGTGTGAAGTCACTTGCACTTAGATCAGGGTGCGTCAACAGATCGGCATTATCAAACGTATATGTCTCAGTTTGCGTGGAGTCTAAATCAGTCGTCCAATCTCTCGCCGCGACTTGCGTTTCCTCGCCGTTTTTGAGAACATAGAGTCTGAGTACAACTTTCGTTGGTGTGACACTTGTATTATATTCATACTTACCGTCAATAGATACCTCTACTCCAGACACGTCAGTGGTTGTATCAAAACTCTTATCTGGAACAGTGAAACTGTCAACACTCACGTCTAAGGCTTTTGTGTCTTGTGTGAGTGTATTTATTCCAAGTGCTGTTGTAGCGATACTCCCAAGGCCGATTACTGCCGTGCGTCGGTGCATGGCAATTGATACACGGGTGCATTATTAATCAATCTAAGCCCCGTGTTGAAAGTAGAGATGTATCTGGGCGCGGCCACAGAGTAGCCAAGGCAAATCCTGTCAGATGATTATCTTGAGAGACACGGACACCGAGTGTCTCACCGAAGGGTCCCCTCGTAGATCGATTGGTAGTCGCTCTCGGGGATGGCAGCGTCCACAGACCAATGCGGGTCGTCGTTTTGCCCGGCGAGATAGAGCCCCTCCGCCCCATTACGCATCCCCTCAAAGGGTTGCGATGTGGTTTGCGCTCGCGCGCCGGTGCCGCTTGTGTTGACGAGTTGCTGGCTGCTATCCCAGATATACAGATTTGCCATGTCGCCATCGACCGTGATCGCGATGAAGTAATCAGTACCGTCGAGCGATAGCGTCACCGCGTCATCGGTGGAGCTGCAGACAATAGACGCGCTCCCCGAACTATCGTAGTGGACTTGTCGGACCTCGCCGTCGGTGCGCACCTGCAACTCCCACCCTCTAGCGTCAGATCCCGTTCCGGTCCGGGCGTTGAACGCGTCTCCACGGTCGTCCCCACCGGTAATCTCGAACCACCCTGCGACCCCTTGCGACTGACCGTTAATATCTATCTCCGAGTCAGTTGCCCAGTAGGAGTTTGCGCCGTCGTAATCAGTTGCGAAGCCGCCGGTATATTTACTGGCGCTAACCCACGATCCGCTAACCAATGAGGAAGTAACGCTCCCGACGCTATCGTTAAGCGTCGATCCACTACCCTCATCCATCCGCAATCGCGATGTTACGCTGTCGGGTATTGCAGTCTCAACCTCTATTGTCCGACTTTCAGTATCATCATCGGAGTTCACATCAAGTCCATATGTTCCGGCGTCCCCATCTTGGGTTTGCCATGAGAGCGTCCCACTATGGGTTTCGGACCCGTCCAAGGTAATCCCAGTGTCTATATCCTCCTGTGTTGAATTGATAACAAGCGTAATATCTTGGGTATCTGTACTGCCTCCTGTATTCTGCACGGTATAGTCAACGTCTAATCGCTCTCCCTCGTCGCCGGTTGCATCGGGCGTGCCACTCATTCGTCTTCGTCCTCCTCATCTGCGTCTGAGAGGGTTGCCGTTATCTCCCCACCCTCAATTTCCATTTCGTCAGTCATGTTAGAACGTGAACGTGGCTATTTCGCCGTTTGTGATCGTGATTTCTACGTCTTGATTACTCGCTGTGGTCTGTCCCAAATCGGCGTAGCCAATGAGGTAGTAATCGCTATCAGACGAGCCTTTTGTCTCATATAGGACTGCATACTGATAGCTAAAGTCAGCGTTTGAAAACGTCGTTGTGACGGTTGAGCCATCAATAATGATCCCGTCGCCCTGCGCCGTTTCGGAAATGCCATTGTTAGCCACAGGGATTTGGTTGCCCCCAAGAGTGTACCCCGTCCCAGACACCTCATCGCTAACAATATCCGCACGGGTTGAGTCGCCTGTCGCGGAGGCATCGGGATTATAGTTTGACGTGAGTAACATCAAAAATAAGGTACCGTTAATATCCCAATCAGTGACCCCTCCCGTATTACCTCCTCCTGCAAGATGAATACTCTGCCAGCCGTTTTGATAAATTGTGACAGTTGCCATTAGACTAGGTTCTGCGTGATTTCGCCGCCGTTGATTGTCATGCTATCCGCGTTCATCGCCTCGGAGATCGGTCCACCGATGAGTGTGGCCGTTATCTCGCCGCCTTGAATGTCTATCGTGTGTGCTGTCATGTTCTGGTTTATGTCGCCAACAAATGTCAAGTCGTCAATCGTTACGTCAAAGTTCGCCGGAGTGCCTTGGGAAGTGAACGTCAGGTCGTTAATTGTCACGTCAAAGTTTGCTGGTGTGAGGATTGTTGCGGTTATCTCTCCGCCCTCAATTGTCATGGTTTGGGCTTCCATGTCGAAATCTTGCCCAATCTGTGCAACATCCCGCTCTGCGCGGAGTGCATCGGCGTCTGCAAAGTCGTCAAACTCTGCGATGACGAATACCTCAAGGGCAATCCGCGTATCTGAAAGCGGTTGATTGCGCGTGTCTTCAACGGTTTCGATTAGTCCCCACACACCGGGCACGTCTCTATCTTGGAGGTCTTGCGACGGATTGATCCCTACTACAAGACTACTAAAACTTGCATCATTGGGGAGGTGTTCGATATACCGATACAAATTGTCGTCCCCTTCATACGCCGAATACGATCCGGCAAAGTCTGTAAAATCTAAGAGTGTATTGAAGTCTGATTCGGGCAACTCAAACTCGTATGTAACCGTTTCTCCCCGTGTGGGAATTGGTATTTCTCCAGTGTGGTAGTCTGCTGTGAGCGTTCCAAGACTTGTTTCTATCGTGAATTGTGTGTTAACCATTGATTTTGAGTGTGTCAATCGCGTTCGAGTGGGTACTATAATCAGCGTACCCGGCCACCACGAACATGGATAATTCGACCGTAGTTCGATTCAAGGGCGCGGGTCGCCCGTCTGAGAGATCATCAATCAACCCCCAAATTCCCGTTACGTCTTTGCTTTGCAGGTCGCTTGAGGGTTCAATGCCAAACAAGAGACTGCCAACACTTGCGTTTGACGGGACGTGTAGTTGATATTTATACGTGTTATCAAATGCCTCATAGTCGGTATAATCACCTGCATAGTCGCCGTAGGCTTTTATATCGGCAAAGTCACTGTCCCGAATCTCAAACGTGAAATCGGTTGTGTCGCCGGGTTCTAATTGATGAATCTCTCCAGAGTTATACCTCGCTCGCGAGACACCGTTTTCACCGTGGAGGATGAATTCAGGGTTAGTCATTCTTTAAATTCTGGATTGATGCAACGAGATTCTTGCGCGACCCAAAGTTAAGCGTACTCTGGTTTTCATCCGTATTGTACCCAAGTCTCACGGTTTCCATGTTTGAGAGGTTGTTATCGAACTCGTCGGGCTCATACGGATAGCCCGGTGCGACATACTGTGTTGCGATTCTGATTTGCCCACTGAATTGATCGTTCTGGAGACTTTCCCTCAGAAACCGTCGTGCCTCAAGCAACAGTTCGTCTCTGTCCGAAATATTCGTCGTCTGTGGTCGTGGTTTCGTTACTCCAGTCCGGTTTTGGTCGTCTATATCAACTAAGGTGACACTGGAGAGGTTCGATTCGGGATCAGGGTAGACCGTTACCTCATTCGCATAATCTCTGGTATCCCGATCATACGTAACTGCGTCCCGTCCTGCCACAACCCATGTACTCGGTTTGACGGCCTTGGGGTCGCCTGTCCGAAAACTCTCAACCTCTAAGCCACTTGCACGGTGGTCTGCCACGAATCGCATATTCCCGCGTTCGTGTAGCTCCTGCATATTCGCAAACCAAGTGTCCTGATTGAACTCGGTTTCTTGGGTTATTATCGGTAAATCATCAGTCCATAGACTAATCTCCGCATTTGAGATTTCTTGATATGAATCTCCAGTCGCGGGGGAAGTAATCGCGTCTTCTGTCCGCCTCCCAAGGACTAATTCAACCCGCGCATCATCGCCATAATAGCCCGCTGAATTGAAATCCGCAACGGCAAGTGACGTGTTGGTATCAGTGACCCAGTTAATGCCGCCGTCGTTACTCTGTCTAATCGCCTGCCCGTCGCCGGAGTCGTTGATCGTGATTTCTGTGCGACTCTTGCGAATGTGCCACTGGGTGTTGAGGTCTATTTCTGCGCCTATGCCATCGGGGTATTTCTGTGGCCCGTCAATCGTGGCCGTTTGTGCATCAACTGAGTTGTCAAAGTTGTAATTGAACCCGCCGAACCGATCCCCCGAGTCATACGGAGCAACTACGTCAACGACAATTGAGCCGTTCGTAACGTTTTGGGTTGAAACCGTCATGGTGTGGGTCGCCCCACCGTCAATCCCGCCGCCGGTGTCTTCCATGAGGCTAACCGCTATCGCGCTCCAGAAGGGTGTATCAGTCGCGTTTTGTAGCCCGTCCGAGGTCCATATGGTATTGCCGTTAATTTCGGCCTGCACGTCGCCTGAAAAGTCATCAAACGCAAAGCGAACTGGAGCAAACAAATCTGCCCACGGAACATCATACGTGGGTGTAAATTCGATTCTGACAAAATCGCCAGTCGCGTCTAATCGCTCCCCCTCACCGTTTGAATAATCTCCCGGTGCATCAACTGCGTTCGCGGTTATCGTTCCATTAGTCGTATCCGCATTTTCGCCCTCTCGAAACCAACACGTTTGCCCCGTTCGGACAGTGTTAGAGACAATATCAACGGGTACATCATCAGGAATATCTAAAATACTACTCCACGGGTTGATACTCGGCGCGTCAACAAACGTTTCGTTTACGTCCTTGGTTCTGACAAACGGTGGGATAACGTTCCAGCTATCGGCATTTGTGAGATTGCTATAACTCTCAATAGCTTCATAGACTGGAGTAGACTGAAACGTGGCTCTATCCGTCCCGTCTTTGAGCTTATTAACAGGACCAACCCCGCTAATCGTGAGACTGTTTACATCCTTCGGGGTTTGCTGGATTTCACCGGAGATAATTGGATTGCCATTGACATTTACAGTCGCTGTCCCGAGTTGATAATCACGGTAGGATTCTCGGGGCATTACATCGACTTCATATTTCGAAATCGCTGTATGCTCTAAGTCAATGCGCTGGATTTCAAGGACTTCATCTTCGGGGATGGTTTCGGAGTTGGCTCCCTTCTCAAGATCGACCGTGATCATGGGTTTCTGTTGCCTAAGCGTTGGGCCGTGTCATACTGGTTTTGGCTCTGTTGGGAGAATACCCCTTCGGCAGTGTCCCGAAAGCGTGCTTCGACAAATTCGGTCTGTTCGTCTAACACAATCTCGACTTGCTGTGTGCTGGCCGTCTGTTGGGCCACAGACTGCGTGAGAGTCGATCCTTCGCCAAGAGCTAAATCTTGTGTCGCAGCAAGAGCGGCGTCCCAGTTGCCACTCTCAACGGCGTTAAAGAGTTCGACAAGATTCATGAACTTCGTGAGTGCCACGTCTAACACGTCAATGAAGATTTGAATACTCGGGATGAGAACTTGCCTAAAGACAACTCCGCCTGCTTTGGCTAAGGCCCCAAAGACACGGATTAGGAATGTCACAGTCTCACCAGCGACCGCGCCAAGCGTCTTAAATTCTTCTTGGTTATCGGTTAAGAACGTTTGAATATCCGAGAGAACGGGTTTGAGTGCTTCGACGTTTTTCTGGATTTGATTGGCGAATATCTGTTCAAACTGCGCGGCAGACTGTCTAATAGATTCCATATCAAACCCTTCGGCAAAGGCACCAAAGGCGTCTTCTAAGGCAGGTCTGACTCTATTGATCGCTGGCAGGACTTGGTTCACCCACACGTCACGCAATCCGCCGAAATTAGTTGCTAAGGCCGCGACTGAGGCAACAATCCCGGCAAGGCCAATCGCTGCAAGCCCCCCGATAACGGCAGTCAAAGGCCCCGTAAGACTGGAGAGAACACCAACTAAGCCACTCAAAGGCCCGATAAAGCTAACCAGTCCAACAATCACCGGAGCCAAGAGTGCCGCACCAGCGATTAGTTCTTGCATCCCTCGGTCCATGTTATTCACGTCCCGAAGAACGTTCTCCAAGAATTGCGATAGATCAGCGAGTGCCGGGCCTAACACGTCAAGGACAGTAAAGCCAAACTCTGTCAAGGGTCCGAGTAGGTCCATTAGCAACTGCCCCGCTCGGACGAATCGGGGTAGCATCCGATCAAACACGTCTACAAGGTCTTGGATCATACCCGGAATCTCGGGGCCAACGTCTTGCACAAACTCAATAAATGGGGGCAGCCATTCACGAGCTAGGGTTACTGCCAACTCTGCAAAGAGCGGCAGCAGTTCAATCAACGACTCCCCAAGTTCGAGGAACAATAACCCAAGGTCGTCTATTGCCTCTTGCGTGGGGACAAGCTCAGGAATAATATCTCTAAAGGACCGCATGAGAAGCAAGAGCACGGTCGTTGCCTCTTCGATAACAGGTGCGAACTCTGTCCCTAACGTGTCGAGGAGACTTTGAGCTTCGGTTTTGAACACTTCCGTATTCGTCGCTATCGCTGCAATCGCTGGTAAGAGTCCCACCCCGACAATTGAGGCAGCAACCCCGACGAAGCCACCCAAGGCCCCCACAATAGGCGCTAAGGCTGCTGAGAGCGCAACCAGTGCCGGGATGAGGGATAACAAGATTGACGCACTCAAACCCCGAACGGCAAACCCTGCGCCTTCTGTGCCAGCGCCAAAGGCGACCATGCCCCCGCTTGCAGCAGTTGCACTCCGCCCAAGTGATTCGATGTCTCTATCCGCACTTTCTGACGCAAAACTCAGCCGTCGCAGTGCAAGCGAGAGATCGGACGCGGCTTCTTCGGCGGTTTGCATCCCCGCATTGAATTGCGCGACTTTCGCGGACACGGCCACCGCCAAGCGTGAGAAATCTGGCATTTTTAATTCATCCTGAATTTGTTTTCTGCATTTTGCTTGAAGTCTTGGTACTCTTTGCTATTGGTTGCACTGCGTTGGGTGGAGCTATTCGACATGGTTTCTTGCTGGATATACGCTTCAGTATGCTCCGCAAGCCCGATATTTTGAATGTCCTTTGTCGTGAGTTTGCCCAACTCCCACGGTTTAATGCCCCACTCTTTGACTAGGACTTTCATCTCAAGGGCCTCTTGTGCTCTGTCTGGAAGGTCTAATTTGGGGTATCAACGGGCATATCACCCTTGGCGTCACGAACCGAATTAGACTCTTGGAGGGTAGAGACAGCCCCCTCAACAACTGCCACGACTTTATCAAGTGACGTGTCCGACGTGTCAATCTCGGGTTTGACAATCACATGATCGACAATTTCTTTGATAAAGTCGTTTTGGTCGTCTTCATCTTCCCAACTGAAATCATCAAGGCGCTCTATCTGGTCTTCGATATGGCGCCTTTCGCGCTCGGATACATCCTCCCCGTTTTCAAGGCGCTCTTGGATATGTGCAAGTTCGGCCATGAGCGACCCATAGCGTTGCACCAATACCTGATCATCATAGGAGATATTTCGCACTTCAACAGTTGGTTCTCTCCCCTGCCATTCCCATGTGCCTTCGAGAATGTCGTCGCCGTCCGAATCAATAATGTCTTGTCCGTATTTGTCACTCATGGGTTATCACGTTGTATTCGATACTGAGACTGCATTTCCGGTATTTGACTGGGCTGTAAAGGTCGTGCCGAAAATCACGTTACTGTCACCCGCTCCATAGGTCTGTTCGTCAACGTCGGTGAGTTGCGCGTCGGTGAGCGTAATATCCGCAACTCCAGAACTACTATTCGGCCCACCAAGCGTTAGCACCACGTCGGATTCAACACCCTGGAAGAACTCCCGAATCTGTGTCGTGGATTCAAACGGCCCGGCTACGTCAACGTCAACGCTTGCCGTCCTAACGCCTTCATCAACCGGCGGGTGTCTGGTTCCGGTTACGGCTTCTTGGCTACTTTCCAGTTCACAGGTGAAGTCAAAGCCATGCACCCTTTCAGCAAGGCTACTCCCGCCACGGGTTACGTCGGTGTTGAGTCCAAGGAATCGCTCGGGGTCGGTGCTGATCGCAGAGCCACGACTGCCACTTCCGAGCGGGGGGATACCAACCTCATAATCCGGGTCGGTGCTACTCGTCCCTTGAAGGCCGCCTTCGAGGAGCGTTGTGCCGCTGCCGTCAGTCACATTAATCGTGCCGTCCGGGGTTCCGCTTGCGATATAGATAGCGTCAATATCACTATAACTCTCGGTCGTTGAGACGGTTGCCCCACCAGCCACGGTTTCAGTAGAGGTGGTACTCGCACCTTCGTCTTCAACCGTTACGTCAACCTCTTCAGTCCCCGTGTTCTCAATATCGACGGTGGTTGAACTACTCGGTTGATGAATAACGTGCGTCCGACCGTATTCAGCCTGGTACTCTAATTCAAGACTCTGTGGGGAACTTTCACCGGGGTCGCCGGGGATCGTTGAAGAGATTGGTTTGCACCCAAGGCCAACGGTATACGCTCGAAAGCCTGCGCCGTCATTACCTCCAGACGTTGTTTCACGCCGGAAGACGATTGTGTGGCTCTCCAGTTCGCCGTCAAAGTCGTGCGTAATCGGGACTGCAATAGGGTCAACGGGATTCCCACTTCCGTCAACTGGGGATCGCTGGAGCCAATACTGCATGGTGAACGTGTGTTCTTCAGACCCACGAGTAATCTCGACAACTTCACCAGACCCTACGGCGTTGTTTTCGGCTATATCAGGCCCACCATCCCAACCGGGTACGTCGGCGAGATAGTCACTAAACCGCTTGAAATCTGGGTCGCTCGGTGCTTCTCCGACTGTCGTTTCCGGCACCCACTCCGCGCGGGCGTCGTTAAGTGCTGACTCTTGAATTGACATGAATTACTGTGAATTTACTTGTTTTCGCGCTCTACTTGAATCGCCAATAGCCACAACATGACCCCTATCGGGACAAGGACAATTCCCTGTATCCACGGTGGGAGTAGTCCCAAAAAGAGGCAAACTGCGGCTACAAATCTGATTCCGGTTGCGTGACTCATTGTTTTGTTAGTCCCAAGGTCGGCCTTGCGGCGTCATACCTTGTATGGTGCTATGGTAATACCATAGTTTTATTATGGTGTGGTGTTATGGTGTATATGTAGAAAGACAAATGACCGCAATTGATGTCGCCAAAGAACAGCGAGAATCGGACTGTGAATGTGACGAGTGTGGCCGCAGCCTTGAAGCGGTCGGCTTGAAGTTCTGCGAAGGGTGCTGCCCGCACGAGAACGTTGAAGATCAGGGTGCGTTGCTCCCCGACAAGTGCCTCGATTGTAGCGCAACGGTGGGTGACGATGAGTGACGCAACCACCGACTTCGAGGCGCTACTGGGTGCGTGTGTGGCGGTGAACGACCACCCACTATCCGGCGAGAACGTTTCTGTATGGGTTGACGTGCCCGGTGACAGCACCGAAGCGCGTGAGAGTTGGGGGAGGCTTCCGAGCCATGACTAAAACCACTATTGAGATTCCAAGCGAGTTACGCGACGAACTGCGAAACGAACGAAAACCGCATGAAAGTAGCTATGCCGACACGATAGAACGTTTGTTAGGTATGTCATCCGGCGGGCAACTGTGGACAGAGGCAGAGATTCGGGATATTGTCCGTGATGAAATTGAATCCCAAGTCAGACAACACTAATCCGACTCTTCAACCCACCCATACAAGATCGTGCATTGGGTGAGTCTCACGGGCGGGTCTTGACTCAAATCATCGGGTGCATTACCCGCCATTTCCGTCCCGATAAAGGAAAACTCTGTACTTCCACCTGCGGCATTAGATCGTGCAATCTCCCGAACATGATGAATAATCTCTTTGCAGATCGTATCCGCTCTCACAGCAGTCCCCCCGTCGTTCTCATACGTGGGGTCATTATCCGCGTCGTCTTGCGCTCTCGCGGTTGCTATGAGACTTCCTGTGTTATCACTTCCGGGGCCTGTTTCACCGAGAAAACTATACCCGGTTTCGTTCGGGCTTGTTTCGTTGGAGAACGATATAATTAGGGAAGGGTATGTGCTTCCAACGTTTTCGATGGAATCGCTTAGGGGGAGACTGCCATCGTTCACGTCATATCCACGGGTTTCTGTATCATCCCATTCAGAAATGAGTAGGCCCATGAACTCGTCTTCTCGGTCGATTACATCAGCCATTAGCGTTCATCCACCTCCGCTAATTCAACTCTAATAGTCCCATTCCGTTCGGGGTCTTTTGTGACAACTTCATACACGTTATCTTCATCCGTAGGGGCAAATCTCGCGGGTGCATCTCCAGACTCACCATACCCGTCAAGGCCACCGGAGAGTTGCCCCGGCAAATCTTCAGGGACGTGTGCAATCAGATCAGCGGTTTGGGTTGTGCCACCTTCGGATTGCTCCCCGGTACTACTCGGGGCATTAAGCTCCACACTAAACGTGCCTTCAGACGAATAGGCTGTGCTCAGTCCCTTGCCAGCGGTATAACTCTCTGTCGGTGTTTGAATGTCAACGTTGTCTTCAAAACCCAAATCCTCTTGGGCTAAGTCTCTGTTTCTGAGGCTAAATCGCTCCCATTGATTGGTCATACAGGCACCTCAATATCTGTTGAGACTAACGCTCTGCCAGCATCCGGCGGGGCAGGTGATTCACTATCAAACCCGCTAAATTCATCAACTGTGGGCAATTCGCTTGCATCTCCCAAGGGCAGGGCAAGGATTGACGCCCTAAGCGTGCCGGTGTCGATTAATCCTTTCTCAGTGATAACTTCTTTAATTCTACGTTCAATGGTGAACGCCAATGAACCGACGAGTTGTCTAATTGACCCTATGGCTTCAACCTCTAATTTGGAGTTGTGTTCGATGAAATCAGCCACTCCTCGGGTTCGGACTTCAACTAAGACAGGCCGGAAGAATGGTTTGGGGTCCATGTTCCGCGTTCCGAACTCCAAGTAGATACTGTATTCAACGGCGGTCCCAATTACCCAGTCTTCGGTTGGGCCTGAAAAGTCGTCTTCTAAGTCGTCTAAGTCTTCAAATACGTCGTCTAACCCGTCAACGTCAACGGGCATTACTCAACAATATTCCGCGCATCGGGTACATCTAACGTGGCTGTTCGTTTGTTCAGATCAGCAATAATTCCGGTTGTGTCAAGACTCTTTGCGACTTCAAGGTAATTCGCCGTCGCGTCAGATCCCCGATCTTCGTAACTAATACTTCTGGATTCTCCGCTTTGGGAGCTTGCGCGTGGGTCTTGGGCCGTGGCGAGGTGTGCCGCTAAGAACTTCTCAATGCGTTCTAAGCGACTTGCCGACAAGCCGGAGTTCGTCCCCGCTATGTCGTCTACAATGTCGCTTGCGGCGTCAATGTAGGCGTCTAACACCGATGGGTCAAGCGTCGTGTCAAGGATTTCGTCAACGTCTGTGTTATTGGTTCGTGGCATGGATGTGTAGCACCGTGATTGCGTCCCGCCAGGTGTGGGACCGGGAGAGGCTACCCAACTCCCGGCGGTGAAACGTCACGCCGCTAAAAGGGGGAATTACCCCTCGAAATACGCAATAATGTCGTCTTTCGAACTGCGACCGTCAATCTCGTCAGTGTCGGCGTCTACTGCGAGTTGCCGTAGTTCCGAATAGTCCATCGACGCATAGTCCGTGTCTTCGCCGTCGTCGGACTCCGCTGTAACGTCTTCACTTTCACCGTTTGACTCGGTGGATTCACTGTCTACCTCTACGATTGACGCCGCGAAACTTCGCAACTCTGCGTCGGTCGGTTCAAATTCCTCTCCCGGTTGTACATCATCCCCGCCAACTCGTGTTAGCGGTTGGTGATGTTCCCACGTGTAAACCATGCTTAGATACCCGTGACGTGTGCGACCCCAACCTGGCCTTTACTGTCCGCCTTAATTTCCGGCGCACCTGCTGCCATAATTTTGTAGAAGTTGGTCTGGCCGCTACCAGAACTCCATTCAATCGTCTGGAGGTCTTCAGCCTGCGCGTATTCTACAACGTCGGCAGTCGGGTTGACCATGACCATCTCGCCATCCGGCAAGACGTAATCAGGAACGGATTTGACCTGTCCAAGTTCGTTATCGAACTCGTCTTCAACACGCTCCCGGACTGTCATGTTCCCGTCACCGTCGGGGTCAATGGCACTCCGGTATTGCTGGTACTGCGTCTTGGAAATGTACGTCCAATACCCATCACCAGCCGGGTTCTGGTTGTTGTCGTCAAGCGCGTTGATCGTCTCAACGAACACGTCGCGGATGTTACCCGCCGTCCCGAAGTCGGACCCACTCACAGACGTACTCACGGCGCTGTCAGTGTACCCGTAGAGTTGCCACGAATCGCCACGCGCCGTGTCAACTGCGGGTTCCCAACCCTGGAAGAGAATCTGATCCATGAGGCGAGCCACCGCACGCGACATTTCGCCCGCGTTATCGGTTCGCAGGTCGTTGTTCATGCGCCGACTCGTCATGAGCTGGCGCTGCGGGATACGGTAGTCCTTGAAGTAAATCGGGACAGGCGCACCCTGCGTGGTGTATTCCACCTGATCGTTTTCGCCTTGGGACTCGCCGTCCATCGACGCTTCCGCCTTCGTGACTTCGGACAACTGCTGCCACAAGTCAACCTGCGTGGCAAGGCTAATGTTTCGCGTTAGCCCCGCGTCCTGAAGGTCGTTAATCCCAACCAGTTCGTCCTTATACGTCGTGATGATCCGGTCGGATAGCGTTTCGTATTCATCACGCTCAAGCGTGGACTGGTTCTGTGCAAGGTAATTCGCCGCGACTTGCTTCTTTTCCTCTTTGTTGAGGAACCAGTAGTCTTCACCGTAACCCCACGGTGCCGACAGGTCAATATCGTCGTTGGTCGAAAAGTTTGCGCTGTTTGCACTCATAGATTACACCTTCTCCGCCCGAATGTACGCGGGCGAACTACCGCCACTGTTGTCTACCCCTTCAAGCGCCTGGAACATCTTCTGACCCTCCGCGTCACCGTCGCCAGAGTCAAACGCCCGGAAGTTGCCGTCTTCGCCACTCCCCGAATAGGGCACGAGGTAGTCGTCTTCGGAAATGTTGGCGTTATCGGACGTGTCAGTTCCAGCTGCCCCGGCGTTACTCCCGTCGAAAATGGGGATGTACGCCTCATCACCCGACTCAAAGACGCGCCACTCGATGTTGTCGCCATCGGCGTAGTCGTCACCGATGCCCTTGCCGGTCTTTGAATACTCAAGCGCAATCCTCGGGACAAGCACCGCGCCGTCCGTGGTATTACGCTGCACCTGCGTTTCGTCAGTCGCGCCGGAACTCGAAGTCCCGTTCCGCTCGACAATCTGACCGGGCGTCACCGTCCCGGTAGCCACGCCACTTTCCCGCTGATAACTGTCGTCGTCACCTTCAAGGGTGATAACGTTAGGATCGTCGGCCACCATTAGGCATCACTCCCGAACATTTTCAGGTCGTCCGCGTCTTCCGTGTTCGTCGCGGGCTGTGCGTTCGCCCCAACCGCACCGCTAAAGTCAGGCTGGCCGCCCACAACGTCGTTTTTCTTGGTTTCAAGCGCCTTTTCCGTGGGGTAGTCTTCGAGCACGGCGTCGGTGCTGTCGTACTCGTCGGAGTTGCCCACGATAGTTGACGCCAGGTCTTCTTTCTCGCTCTGTGCCTCTCGCTTTTCAAGACGCTCATCAACACGGTTGCTAATGAGGTCTTCAAGCTCGGATTCGGTGATTTCTTTCACGTTGTCTGCCGTCTCCGTGTTAGTCTCTCCGCTCTGTTCGTCCTCGCCAACGAAGCGGTTGTAAATCGCGTCAAAGCAATTCGTGTCTTCGTCGGGGAGGTTATCCGCCTTAAACCCGTGATTATCCACGAGTTCCTGCGTTTTCTCACTCATGTTAGAGTCTGAATTATCCACACCGGAGTTACCGCCGGCATCGTTACCCGCACTATTCCCAACTATGCCTTTCAACACGTTGTACAATTCATACAACCTGTTTTCAGACATTTCTCCGTCCATGTGACCGCTGTTCTCCGACTCAAATTCATCATCAACGAGCCGTTCGGCCACTCTCCGCGCACTCTCAAGCGCGGCGTCGGGAATGTCCGCTTGTGCGCCACGCCCGCTTAGCACGGCCATGAGCGCCCCACGATTGAGGTTCGCCGTGTTGGGGTTGACCACAGGGAAGAAACTCACTTCTTGCCATGTGTCGGCGTCTGCGTCCCCTAAGAGCGTGTGCTGTGCAATCGTTTCTTTCTGCTCCTCGGTCATATCACCGACACTCTCAGCGTCAATATCCAAGGCGTCGGCCCAACTTTCGAGGTCTTTACTCACATCTCCCCAACTCTGGGTTTCCGTCCCGTCATACGTTGGGGTGCGGGCGTCCGTCCGTTGATTTCCGATCATTTCAGCATTGGTTACAATCAAACTGTTCGCTACCGGCTCGCCAACACCACACCCGGATGCAACAGAACACTTGCCCTGTTGATTGGGTAACACAGCCAAATGATCCGGCTTGAGGTTTCCCTGAACAGCGTTGTGTGTCTCACCGTCATACTCCCCGCTTGGGAGTTTTGAGGCTCGATAGCCGGTTGAGACTTCAACACTATCCCCGTTTAGGACTCTCTCAAGCGCGTTCTCGGCCATGCCGCCCATGTCCCTGATTTTCTGAATGTCAAACCAGGCTTCGGCTGTCACTTCGCCAGCGTCCCACTCGGCGTTAAAGACGCGCCCAAGCACCGTTTTCTGGTGCATTTCGGGGCTATTCGCGGTTGTGCCAGCGCCGTTTTGTGTGGGGTGATTCAGGGTTAGCGGCGTCCCGTTCCAACTCGGGATGGACTCTTTGGCTTCCGAAGCCGGTAGATAGGCTTCGTTTACGCTCCAGTTGCCCGGCACGTTGAGATACATCGGCTTGAGTAGCGTCACCGGAGCGACTGCGTACTCGGTGCCGTCTAACTCTTCGTTCCGAACTGTGGAGCTATTGATTACTTGACTAAACATTGCTTTCTCCGCCAACCCCTCGGACTACCTCTAACTGAGGCTTTACGTCGTCATCGGTGGTTGATTTTAGGTTAACAATTGGCCAGGCACTCTCTCTGATAGCGGTTCTAACTCGTCCGGTTCGCCTATCACAGGTAGCGGAGCACATCTTCCGTTGGGATGCGCCGGAAAATTCAACCGGTAAATCTGATCCCTGAATTGCACCGTGTGATTTGCTCGAAACTCCGAAATGCGAAAGACTTCACTTCCAAGGCGTCGGCAGAACGGACATACATCCGTGTCCATAGCCGTTTGCCACTCACCATGAGAGACAAGATCAACACCCGCCCGTTCGTAGGTATCAAACGCGGCGTCTGTATGGGCGTTGATAACTTCCGTTCTCGCAAGTGTCTCGGCACGGGTTCGCTGAATGGTTTTTACCTCTTTGGTGATTCGCCGGGCTATCTCTCGCGGGTTCTCACCTTGAGCAAACCCACGGGTTAGCTCTTCACGAATCACACCCGCCATGTCATCGGTTATATCACGCAAGTTCTCATACGTGCGTGTATAGAGTTGCTGGAGCGTTTTGACACTCACCGGACGGGTGAGAAGGTCTTGCCGTTCGGGATTTTCCATTGAGACGCCTTCTTGATACAATCGCCCAGTTGCTACCTTCGCCGATTTGACATATGCGTTTCTGACATACTCAGAAGTCCAATGCTGCCCTTCGCGGAGTTCACTAAAGTTCGCCGGGACTAAGATTTCACTTTGAATCCACTCTTTCACGTCTTCCATGAACGCTTGGATTTTGCCTCTATCCGTGGGGAAATCATAGGCTTCGGGTGCTTCGATCTTGTTAAAGGCCCAGTTGTATGCCTTTCGTGCAACTTTGTATGCGACTGGGTTGGTGTCTTTATTGATCGCTAAGTCGCTTTCAACACCCGCGTACTGTTTCGCTAAGTCGGTGATGATCTCATCCCGACTTGGCGTCCGTGCGTTTTGCACAAGTCTGTTCTGACTCAACCCAAAGGCATCATTCGTGTAGCCAATCGTCCGGCGGATTACTCCAGACACACGCATGAAACGCCGGCGAATATCCTTCAAGAAGTTGCGTCGGATTTCTAAGGTTTTTGTGGGATCATCACGCAGGCTTAAATTTTGAGCGTAACATCCCGCGTGTTGACTACTCATAGGTTAATCTCCGGGGAGCGGGCTGTCTCCCCTCCAATATGGATTCATATATAGCCGATCCAGAAAGTCGGCACAGAAACGGTCTGGAGACGCAATATTCCCACGCATTTCACGCACACACCCGTCAAAACTCCCGCCCATACCAGCAAGTGCCTTCAACGCAATCACACGCGCCGGCGTCTCTGACTCAACCCACGATTCGGGCCATTCAAAAAACCCGTCTTGATTCTCAGACAGATTACCAGCGAATACGTCAACCGGGGTTAGGTCGGCGTTCTCTGCCGTTTCCGCTATGTCTTCTTCAGGGTTTTCAATATCTGCCTCAATATCACCTTCGGAGAGGTCAGACGCTTTGTAATTCCCGAAGCCCATATCTTCGTCTTCGATCAAGACGATATACGTCGGGCTGTCTTCGCTGGCTTCAATCGTTTCGCCGTCGTCGCCTTCTGCCGGTTCGGTTAGAACGCCGGTTACGATCCCAATTCCGTCAGGGGTGTTAACCGTGTCACCTTCACTATATCTCGCGTTCGTGATGAGGCGAAGAACGGTCTTGCCGTCTTCAATCGTGGGTTTTAGTTTGTACTTCATAGCGGGTTATACCTCGCTATAATCGACTCATCGTCTGTGTCGTCCGAGTCTTCATTGAAGCTATGGAACGCCTCTTGCACCCGCTCATCGTCTTCGTTGACGGGGAGTTCTTCAACCTCGTCGTCCATGTCCACGGCGTCCGGGCCTTCGGAGATAAAGTCAAGTTTCTGTTCCGTCGAAAGCGTCATGGCAAGCCCGGACGCCTGGAGCATATTCGCCCGTGTCTGTTGTGTATCGGCAACATCACTTTCACTCTGCTCGAAGAGATCGGGGAAGACAACCGCATAATCATCTTCAATCGGATCAGGGAATATCCCAAACCCGAGCAGTCTGTCAACCGTTTGTCTGACGAATTGCGGAGCGCCAAGGTTGGTTTGCCGGGAGGAAATGTTATCAAACCAATTGTTGCGGTCCATCGTGGTAGACCGCTCGCCAGTTTCATTTCCAGAGAGCTTGTTCTTCGGCATCCCGACAGCAGAGGCAATTGACGTGTCGATTGCGTCAATCACTCCAGAGGGGTCTACCTCTTGCCCGCCGATGACCTCATATTCCATGCCACTTGAAACAATATACTTCTGCATATCATGAAGTAGACTCTCAAGTTGGGCTTGGAAATCCTCACGCTCGCCACTATCCGAATACTGCTGCAAGGCAAAGTCTTCGGAAACGTTGGCGATAATCTTCTCGTCGGCACCACTCCAAAACATCTCTGCACTTGCCCCGATGACCTTCATGCGATCCTCAAGGCGATAGAAGACTTTCTTGAGGGCTGGTTCGCCTTTCAGATCCGTCTCTAAGGCACCTTCGGCAACGTGAATCACCCGGCTCCAATGCACCCACTCGAAATCATCGTCGGTGCTATCGGCGTCAATATCCCCAAAGTCGATATAATACCGTACAGGTTTGTTATAGCGTTCTTCGTTGGCTTCTTTGGGAAATTGGTCTGACTCTTTGCCTAACTCCCAGTCTTCAACTTGCTCTTGGGGGAAGATATTGAAGTAACTAATATCATCAGGACTACTCACAGCAGACGCTTGCACGGGTTGTGAGCGGTCTTGGCCATCATCAAGGCCAATCACCATCACCCCGTACTCGCCAAGCCGCTGCGCCCTGTCTAAGCGTCTCCAGTAGTTATTCAGTCGAGATTCAATGAGTCGATTCGTAACCCGTTCAAAGTCGGATTCATCCTCTTCAACGTCGACAATCTCGGGTGGGTTCTTCCACGTCTCCTCGGGGAAAACGTCAATGATCCGACTGGCTATATCCTGATATTCGTATTTGACTCTATACCGTTCAAGAGCTTGGTCGTCGTCAAGATCAGGATAGCCAAGGACGTTTTGTATATCTCGGTCGCCATTGTACTGCTGTCCAAGCCACCGGGTGATTGAGGCGTCTGAAGATACGTCCGCGCCACCAATACCCCCGCCTGGAGAGGGTTGCAAGCCCCGTGCGTTCTCTCCCATACTCTCCCTGAACAGAGCCACGCCAGCACTCACTACTTCGGGGTCGTAGTCGTTCCCATTCAGGGTAATGCTGTCACTCATGTTAGTAGTCTTGTTCGGTGATTACTTCAACTGTAATATCGCCCGTCGTCGTTGCATTTGCCAAAAACACAGCCACGTCACCACCTGTAATCTCACGCTTGCGGGTTGACGCGCCACTACTCACGCTTGTTTTACTCCCCGTTCCGCTCGCGTACCAACTCCCGTAACCTAATTGATACCCACCCGGATTGTCCGCGCTTGTCCCGACACTCCCCGTTGAATCCGGGAACGTGGTTACATCCGGTGTGGTTCGCGTTCCTGAGATTTCGATAACTGAATTTCGATCCGAGTGTTCAATCGGTGTTTGCCAACTCCCCGCGTCGGTCTTGCTTGAACCAACCGCAACCGGCATAACTCGCACGTCGCCACTCCCCGAAAAGGCAACTACGTCAGTATTTTGGAGTTGAACGCTTGTGATTTCGCGGGTCGGGTCAATGCGAACCGCGTGAACCGGCACCCATGTGTCCGTTGTGCTGATTGAATACTCAAAACTATGGGTCTTCTCTCGAAACCGCCCGGATTGATCGCCATACGTGACAAGCGCCGCACTCCCCGCCCGAAGTGTGAGGTTGCTTGTCCCACTCCCGGCAGTTACTTCATATCGAAGAGGGAAGTTGCCAACAACCGGCCCATCAATACTTGTGTCTCCAGTCCGACCGATTTCGGGGTTCTTTTGCTCGCCATCTTCGGGGTAACTCCGCTCCCACCGTTGACGTGTTACGCGATACCACCCTGTTTCAAGGAGGAACCGCGCCAATGACGTGATCGGTTCGTGAAGGTCTTGATTCTCAAGTCGTTGGGATTCACTCCCCCCACTCCGAACCACTAAATCCGCTTCGGAGACACTATGCGTGTCGTTGTGCTCCAAAAACCACCCGTCTGAGTCGTCAAACAATCCAATCCGAACGCGGTCGCCGTCTTGTAGCTCCTGCGTAATCGCTGCCGCCCACGTCGCCGCTAACTCGAATTGGACCGTGTATCTAAATCGTTCTGCCGTCTCAAAGACCACCGTTTCGCCCGCATTAGGTTGGATTTCGTGTTCTGAGTCGTTGTGAGTGTATTGATCTACGTCCCCGTATTGGATGAACTGTCGCGTTCCGTCAACGAATAGTCGCCACCGTTCAGGGTTGTAAATATAATGGCTGGCTATCTCTGCGTCGGTCGTTGTGCCTTGGGAGATTTGCGAACCGAACGCATCTGCCCATTCTGGAATTACATTCATTATGTTACCACGCTAAGGGTACGTTATTATTGTCCGTCACATCCATCGGTTGCCCACCGCCATGCCGCGCCCAGTTGCAAAACGCTAATGCGTCCGGGTAGTCGTCATGTCCACCCGGCGGGTGGGAGTATTTCGCCTTGCCAGTCGGGGTGAACGTCTTTTGCACGCTGGTTGTTTGCTCAATTAGTTTCCGGTGTTTCGGGAGTTGTAGCTCACCTTTCTCCAGATCAGTAATCAATCGCTGGTAGATATTCTGCTTGGTTTCGTTCGTGGTTGTCACAACTTGCACAACACCACCAAGCCCGGCCTGTGCGAAGTCTGCACCAAACCCACCCACACCATTTTCTTCAATCAGAATCCCCTGATAGCCGTCTCCAGGCGTTGAGTTCGACCCGATTTCAGGCTCCGGGAAGTCTTGTTCGTGGTGGACTGCCCGGAGAAACCCGACAAATTCCGGGCCATTCATGGTTTTGAAACTCCAAATGTTCCAACACGTCCCAGTTTCGTCAAGATCAACAGCCACCATTTCGTCATCTCCCTTTCGCGCCGGGTCAACGGCTAAGTATCTCGCATGAGTCGGGTTCCGGTTCCGATCCGGGTTGACGTTCTTGATGAATACCTCGTGACTGATTGCACTCCCACCAGCTTTGGGAAACTCACCAAGGAACTCTTTGGCAAATTGTTCGTCGGATAGTTCCCGTTCCCGTTTCTTGATGAAGTCTTCTTGTGCGTAGGGTGAGATTGTCGTCGGCCAATGCGGGCTATACCACGCGAAGGTATCACCCTCCAACGCGGATTCTACGTCCCTGTGGCCTTGGACTTCTACCTTATTATGGAAATACCCGTTCGGGTTTGCTGGCGTACTGAAGAGGTGAAACTCATATTCCGCATGAGTTGTAAAAAACGGCTCAATTTCGTCTGTATAAACGGCGTCTCTGGTATAGTCGGCTTCGTCAACGATCACACACGTTGGGGACATCCCACGATTGCCCGAGTTATTCGATTGCTCAACGTTGCCAAGAGTCCTCGAAAGAATCCGTGTCCCGTCTGAAAACTCCCACGTCTCTTTATTGTCTTCAATAACGCCTAATTCTTCAAGGCTAAACCGACTGTTCCAGAAGAGTTTTTTACACTCTCGGAACATCTCATTCGCCGTGCCTTGAGAGGGTGCTGTAAAGAGAACGTCTGTCGGCGCGACGGGTGGGAAGACTGCATGATCCCCGCCGAGCATTGCCGCCGTGAGTGTCGCGCCCACTTGTCGGCCTTTCTTGGGCGCTGTTTGGGCGCGTGGCTTCTCTTGCCCGTAGTCTAAAAGTTCAGCTTGGTAATCAGTCGGGGTTATCTCGAAGACTTTTTCGACCCGTTCGCTCCGGGCTACGTCTAACTCTATATCTTCGCTCATTGTTCTTGTAGAATAATTGTAGAAAAGTATAAGTGGGTATGGCTACACTGTTGTAGTATGGCACGAAACACTGCCTCCGAGAAATCGCCGCGAGAACAGACCGCCGACGTGTGCGACGAAATCCGTAACGAACTGGGGTTAGAAGAAAACAAAGGCGCTGCAACGCTCACCCAAACCGAAAAGCGAGAAATCCTTAGCGAACTGGCCGACTAACCCGTTTGGAGTAGTAGGGTTCGACTCCCTACACGGGCTTGCGGTATGAGCGACTACAAGACACTCCGCGTCCCTGAAGACGCATGGGAAGACGCAAAGCAGCAGAAAGAAGCAAATGATCGAACGTGGGGTGAGCAGATCGTGCGCCCGGATAGCGACAAGTCTTCTACAACCGACTCAGACGTTGTAGAAGGTAGTGTAGAAGTTGATGGCCTAACAGATATTAAAGATCAATTAGACCGAATCGAATCAGCACAAGCCAATACCGTGTCCGAATCCTTGGAGATTGCCGAAAGTGTAGACAAGGATTTGGGAGACGAAATCGCCCAACTGCGCCGTGACTTCGATGAATTCAAACACCAACTACCAAGACAAGTCGCGGAGGAACTACGATGAGTGACAAAGAATCCGAAATCACTGAGTTAGTGAAAGTCATGCATTACGTGGCTACAAACGATGATGTCACCTCAACAGAGGTTGCAGAAGAATTTGACAGACACTATCAAAGTGGATCAAAAGCACTTCGAAAACTTTGGCAGGCGGGTTTGCTTACGCGGTCCCGTGACGGGAGTCAAGGTAACAAACCATATCGGTATAACCTAAAGGACACCTAACAATTCACCACAATCAGTAGTTAGTTCCCCCCCCCAACCCGTCAACCCATTTTTCGTGTAAACTCTCCAACCCCTCCGCCATCTGGTGATCTGCATCATACATCAAATTATAATCCTTCAACCACTGCCGATCCGAATTACGCAACCTCTGTTGTCCCTTTAACACAACCGTCTCCGTGTATTCCTGATACGGCACACCCTCTGTGTTAAACCGCTCGCCCTTGTCAACCATCGGATTCCCGGATTCAAGGTCGTCAGGCTTGTCTGTCGCCCAATTATCGCTATGAATAATCTTGATATGGTTAACTGCGATCTCGAAGAGTCTGGATAGCTCGCCTTGGTGTGGCTCACCGTTTCTCTCTCTGAATTGCGTGCAGTAGTCTTGGAATATCTCGTCGCACAAGCGCCGTTGCTTGTCCGTCATGACCTCTTGATAGAAGTTGTTGGTTTCGGCGTAGAGGCCATGTGAAACGGCGTTCTGGTTGCCTTCGTGACTCTCGCCGTCATCACTCACACCTTTGTGATTCCTACAATACTCAAAGTCGCCCATCTTCCACGCATTGCAGTCATCCGTGTTGCAAACCCGCTCAGGGTCGCGCTCTGAGGCTTCAACTGTCATAGGATACACTCATGTGGTGTTTTACTCAACCGACTCACAACGCCGCACAGACGCTATTCTACACGGCTTCTACACGCTTGTATTGCACCGTGACAGCCTTCGCAAAACCGTTCGTCGTCGTATGGGTGTGTAATAGCGTCTTCTTCAAGGTACGCGCCACAGTCGCATTTCTTAGCGGCCCATTCGGGTGCGTCTGGATCGTTGGTAATTGATTCGATCATACCACGCACAACACACGGGTGGGCCTTAGTTCTTACTTCGGCACTCATGGCGGATATGGGTATTCCACGTTCGCTTTGCTTGAATCAGATTCTCGGCATCGGACAGGTCAATCTCGGTGTTGCAGCCGTCACAAATAACGCTTCCACTATGATAGCCTTCAATAAACAAGTCTGCTTTACTCATAGTTCAAAGGCGTTTTCGGCGCTTGTGTTGTTTTCAAGTGTTTCGTCAGGGCTACGTCTAATCTTACTCTCCGGGCGACTTCTTACAAAACCTAATTCATCGTTTTTCGCACACTCCGGGCACATATCTGGTTGGACTCTCCCACTATCTTCGGGGAGTTCTTTTACTGTCGTTTCCCACTCACACGACTTACAAAACACACGTACATCGTCGTCGTAATTGCACAGAAACGACATCTTGAGTGGGTCGTAAGCCACACCTTCGATGATATAGGCTTGTCCAAGTTCGCTGATATTGCGTTCGTGTTGGGGTGCGTAGATCAGGTCACTCATAGTTATTGTGTTTTCAAGTCAATCGCTTTACTCACTTTCTCAAACCCAAACAGCGTAATCGCCGACACTAATGTCATTACAATTGCGGCGTACATCAACCACGAGGGGACTGCTCCAATCGGGGGCAGGTATAAGTAATCGTATAAAAATAACCCCCAAATTGAGACTGTGACCCCTGTGGAGATGAAGATCGCCACGTAATCGGTGAGTTTGTCTGGATCAATGTTCATCTTAATTCTCTGTTATCTCATTCCGGTTTTTGACTTGGACTCTCCGATAGGCTTCATATAACTCGGACACAGACAGTGTTTGAATAATCCCAACGATAACCACGCCAATCCCCCCACCGACTTGGTTTACAAAGACTAAATACAGGATGGCTGCTGAAATGAGAAAGTCTGAAAGGATCAGCCATTTACGCTCGTTCATTTCATCATAAACCGACGATAAAAGCCGTTGATAGTGCCCAACGTGGCCTTTACTGACTGCCATAGTTACTCATGGAGTGCCTTCCCCAGTGCAAACGTTATGTCCTGTGTCTCCCGAAAGGTATCAAAAAACGTCTGCTTGTCGATCTTTTGGTCTAACTGTCCTTCTCGTTCAAGTTCTCGAAACCGCTTGACGTAATTCGCTAAGACTGTCGCTAATTCCACACTATGCAACGCATCATCTTTCTCCCGTGTGTCCGTTATGCCGCACTCACAACCCGTCCCAGTTCGGTAAATGCGGATGTACTGATCCGGGCCTTGAAATTCCTTCTCGACGGTTTCAGCGTTATGTGTGCGACTCTGAAACCCAATCACGGCGTCGGTAGCACTTGGGCGTCTCTCGCTGGCTTGTGTTGCGTCAAGGGCTAACTTCCCATCGACGTTGTGTAACTCCCCACCATGTTCAAGGACTGTCTCATACGCGGAGCTTCGGAGTCGTTTCCAATCATCTGATGGGCAATGGGTTTCTTTGAGTCGCCGGCCACAGGTGCATAGTCTGTGATCGTAGCGTAACAAATTCAGCGCCGATTCGCCCTTTCGTTGATAATAACACGTTTCTGAACATACCTCATCGAACGTGTTGGGTAATTCAAACGACTCGCCACATTCGTAACACGTTCCGGTTTTGGGTTGTGTTGTTGTGGACATTAAAACACGAAAGGCAAGGCTAATCCGTCCCACGGTATCTTCCATGAGACGACGGTGCTGTCTTATCTCGTGTATATTGTTACTCTGCCTTAGTTCTTTCTGTGCTTGCGCCAACCCACCGAAAGATACCCCGCCCGCAATTTGGACAGAGTAGCCTCTTGTCGGTGTTCTCTGGAAGGAAGCTGCCGCACGCCGAACATCTATCCTTGAGGTGCGATCTGTGCCCCCTGAAAGTTCGATTCATGGGTTTAGATTCTCCTATGGGCACTTAGTAGTAAGGGTGGCTGGTAGGGCCAAAGGGATTTGAACCCTCGTCGATCATCTTTGCGCGCCTAACGCCGAGCACACCGGTACGCTTTCTAACACCCGGCCACGGGCATCATTTCACTGTGCGACGTGTCAGACGACCATGCTGGACCAGACTACACTATGGCCCTTCAATTGTGTATTATCTTCGGGGCACTTAGTAGTTGTCACACCGCGCACCGAGTGGGGAGTCTCAGCCACGGTGTGACGAGGTGTATCGCCAGAGGTGAATCTATGCAACCATCCCCGTGTGTTGGGCCATCGTGTCGCCTGTTACTCCTACACAAACAATTCACTTATAGTTTACTCTGATTGTAGTTTTTCAACCTGTCGCTCTAATGCATCCCACACATGGATTGAGCAATACCGCGTTCGCGTTTCGTCGCTCCAGAGTGGTGTTGCAATTGCGTATTCCGCTTTTAACGTGCATGGTTCTAAGTCGCCTGTTGGTGGGTTAGGGTTGTCTCTGTGTTCACACTCTAAATCTCTCTCGAATGGTTCTATTCGGGCGTATTTGTCACTCATCTTTTGGTTCCTCGCATAGATACCCGTCTTTCTCATTCATCGGGCTATACTCAACCGGATGGCTGTCGTGTGGCAACCCGCAATAGTCACAAAACGGGCCGTGTTTCTCGACTAAACTCTCGGGCATACTGTGGTCACTCATCCAAATCACCCGGATACCCGCCGTCCTTCGGGCGAACGCCGTGTTTGCAGTTCCAGCAGTAGCCTTCCAGCAGTTCGCCACCCGAAAGCCACTGCCCACAGTTCCAACACTCACCCGGCATCGTCGTTCACCTCCAGCCATATTTCATGTAGTTCGTGCTTGTCGAATCGTTCCCAACCCATTTGTGAATCATACGGTAATCCAAGTTCGTCGCGGATATGCCCCCGCCACGCTTTCTTGTGTTGTGTCTTGTAGTGTGGTGACCACATATCAAGTTCTTTCATCAACTCTTTCAATTCTTCTTTTAGCAAGTCGCCCGAACGATCATACGTGAAGTCGCCGTCGTCGTTCACGTAAGTGACACGCTTGTTCGGGTATCCAACCGCTTCCATTATCTGCCGGCGCCGTGCTTTCTTACTCATGGGTGTGTTCTGCCATATACTCCGCGACGACTTTCCTTACAGGTGTTTCCATAGCGGCCTCAACTACACTTTCTGTGTCGTATTCGCTTAGATACGTTTCACTCAGTGTTTCCTCTTGGGTGTAGTAGGTTGGAACGTCTTTTCTCGTCTCTGTGTTCTTCGCTCGGATTTGCACGATGATTTCAATTCCGTCACTCATGGGTGTGTTCTGCGATTATTACCGTTGTGCCGACTTCGTTCCGATTTACGGCTAACTTTCCATCTGCTGTTTGTTGCGCCATGTGATAGTGGTTTTCCACATTCACAACCTTGTACGTTTGTGACCGTTCATATCCAACGTCGCTTGACGACCGCCCAGCTTCATGTAGGTCTACACGCTCTACGCGCTCACCATTTTCAGTATGCCACCCGAATGATACTAACTCACCTTCTGACGGGATTGGTAACGCTACATCCGAGGTTGTGGTGAAGACGTATTCAGGGTACTTTTCTTGCTCGTATTCGTCTTTTTCTACAAAGTCAAGTGTGTGTAGTATGTCTTTAGTCATCTTTGTGTTCTGCGATCAACTCGCGGAGTTCCTTTGCCGCGTGACCGAACTTTCCAGTTGTATTTTTTGTGTACCACTCGTCGGCCAAGGCTTCCAACTCCGACACGGGGACCATACCAGCCGCTTCACCAATTCGTTGTGCTTCACCTTCAGGGATTGCGGCCTGTTGTTCGTCGTCTTCCCACACTTCGATAAACGCGCCTTGTGACCACTCTGTGCGTTTGATTTCTGTGTTGTCGTCAGTCATTCTAACACCTCATGCACTGTCTTTGTTCTCCCCGTCTTCTCAACACCGCCTGGAATACTACCATACACAAACGCTGTCCGGCGTCTCTCTTCTGTCCGCGTGACCTCCTCACGGGCTTTTTCTTCCGTGTAAGCCGGTCGTGCTTCTATTTGCACTATCTGATACCCGTCAATATCATGGTACTGGTCGGGATACATACTGTTCTGCGGGCAGTGTTCAATCTCACGTTCTGCGCCACCAGGCCACACAAGGCGCTCTGTCACGATCTCATGTGTTTGTTCTGTTTCTTCATACCATTCGACTTGTTCCAGTTCAAGTTCGTTCACGTTGCTCTGTGCGTCGTCTGTGCTGTCTCTGAACCAATTGAGTGGGTTAATCATCGATTCGCCTCCAGATCAACCGGCGTTTCACTTGCCATCCATGCGTTCGTGTCAACTTTGAGTTCCACCGCGTGTTTCGTCATGTAGATTTCTGCCGGACGCTCTATCTCTCCCCATTCACACCCGGCGCTATCGACTGGTTTTGTTTCTTCTTGGTCGTCCCACGGGTACTTAGTCGTCATTCTCCATTCACCCGTTCAGCCACCCTCTCAGCCAATTCATCCGCGTAGTCGTCTAATGATGGTAGTTCGGTGATTTCGAGATTTTCATCCGACACGATGATCTTGCCGTGTCCATCGTAGTCTTCAAGCGCGTCTTCCATAAATCGCCGAATTTCTTTCATGTCGTCTTCTGTGCCACCCGTCACCGTGACGTGAATTATGTTCTCACTCATTCTTTGAAACTCACCTGTGTTACGTCCGTGAATATCTCCCCGTCAACCGACACCTCATTCACATTGAGCAACACATCAACAAACCCAGGATCATCTATCTCTGTTTCTCGTGCCGTCCCGTTTTTCGTCTGTGTGATTGTTACGTCACTCATTCCTGATCAACCCATTTGTTCCAGTACATCGTAAGTTCTTCGTCCGGTTCAATCGGATTTTGATAAAACTCGTTAATTGATTCAGTCGCCTCGGAAACACTCTCACTGTCCGTATCCCACATGAACAATTCGTCCGACAAGTCGTCCAAAGTAACTGTCTCTTTGGCGATTATCTCCGCTTGTCCGATTACCTCTCTATTCCCGTAGTCTCCAACCTCAACGTCGTTAATCGTTCCAACGTCGCCGTATTTGTCCCGTCTTCGAATGGTTGGAAACACCGGGTGTGTGAGCTTGTCGTAATCGCTATGGGAAAATGGGAGGGTGTTGTTACTCATTGTCTTCACCTTCAACTTGCTCATACGCCCATGCAAGCAACTCCTCTTGCTCGGGCGTCATGCCCGGATCGTTAATCACATTCAAGATTTCCACCTCATACCACTCTGGTTCAGTCTCGGGTTCGTTCTCTTCAATCCTGTCGGCGAGGAACATACTATCCGACTCATACAACCCGTTTAGCACCTTATGGTAGTGTGCCAACCACTCGACAAAGGCATCCGAGAGGCCAACCGTGTCCGTGTTTTCGTACACGTCGGCGTCATGGCTATACCACTCACATTGCCCGCGTGTGTTTGCGTAAATCGGGTATTCCTTGCCGTCCCTTCGCACCCACAGACTGACCGTGTTGATGTTGTCACCAACGTAAATGTCGTATTTGTTCATTCCGAATCACCGTCGTATCCGTCTACAAACGTCTGAAATGCCTCCCACTCGTTGCTTGTGAATCGAACGACTGCGCCGTAGTTGCCGTGTTCGTCTAAGACTTTCATTCTTCCACCCGCTGCAAGAGCGAACTGAGTGCTTCGTTATAATTCTGAAACCCGTTCTCGTCCCGATACTCCCGCAACTTGTCACGGGTCTGCTTCCCGCATTGAATGGTTGTTACGTCCATTCCAGTTATAGCATAGTTAGTATAGACAATAAACCTATGGGTAGCGGCCTATCCTTCTAACTCCGCTTTGCGCTCTGAGATCGCCTCAAACACGTCCGTATCTTGTATGTCGTTCCGATTGCAATACGCCGCAAAAGCCTCCAGTTGCGACACGGTAAGGCACCCTTTGATTCGCCCTAACGTCATGCGTTT